ACTGAAGCCTGAAACGAAACTTCTGGAGAGTTTCCCAGATGCCGTTCCGCTTCATACTGAAGCGTGGTTTCATTCCAAGGGCTGTAGTACAAACTACCACGGCCTAATACATAGTTTTCAACATTGGGCGTACTCATGAACTTAACCTCGCGTAATCAAGCATAACCAAAAAATCGTTCTGTATAAACAATTGAATACTGAACGGCACAGTCTATGGTGTTTGGAATGACTTCAACAATTTCATCAAACGCCATGTGATACCCGATTAACAAATCTGGACCTTCTTCTGCAAGTCCTTTGTTTTGAGTGAACCGCATATCTAATTCAACGGCTTTTTGAATCACTAAGCGTTTAGCTCGACCTTCAGTATACAATAAACTTTTATTCCCTAATTTACTCACATATTCAATTTGAATAGGCTGAGTAACTCGATATACTCCTTTAGCACTAATATTAGTTGCATCTCGAACCGTCATCAACTCGAAAATATGTAAGCAAGGTAGTTTTTGATTCCAAACTCCCCAAACACCACCTGAACCTTCATAAATAGGAATTTCTGGAAATGCCAACTGCAACCGTCTTTTAAACTCAATGATGATTAAATCTATTTTATTTTCAATGTTAAGAGACATTGGATAGTTTCGCTTTAAGCTGCTGACTGACTAATTTTGCCCCATTAGTCAACAAAGGAACAGCTTTATTTGTGATGAATGCTTCTGTTCCATCCCGCAACCAATGTGACGGTTTAATCTTAACTTCAGTAATCAAAGCCACTAAGCCAATTTGCTTATATGAAAGCTTCCCACCCGTAAATTGTTTTAAGCGTCCAATAATCAGCTTGCTCGCATGACCTATATTACTTCCACTTTTTTCATCGTACAAGCCAACTCCTTGTAATTGAAAATCATTCAGTTGAGCCTGACGAGTTAATTTAATGGTAGTAGTCTTGATACCCTGACTCTGAACTTTGGCTAATAATTCTCTAGGAGGTAGACCTTTTAAATTCAATGATAAATTTCGAGACTGCATCGTAGGAACCGCCAAATAACGAGTTCCGCGTTTTGGGATAATTGTTCCACCTTGATCATAAATTTTAGCAAATAAACTAGCAACTCCATCCACCTGAACTTTAAATGCACTAACCCCTCGTCCCAAACCACCCGTACTCACTACTAGATTTGATCCTATTAGTTCATGACCTTTAGGTCGCATAATCCGACCTTTATCCCTACAACTTTGTTTCAAAGCTATTAAATAATTTTCAGCTAAGGTCGTTTTATATTGAGAATTCAACGCTCTAAATTTAAATTTGGCATCATCACCCAACCCACTAACCAATTTACTTAATCTAACTAATCCATTAATTCCAATGGCTTGAGCTTTGATCGTAGAACGCTTACTCATAAAAACCTTTAAGGCAAAGCAGGTCCAGAATAAATCGTCACGGCATCCCCATAATAAATCAAAGGACTTAAAATGGCTTCCACCGTCTCTAACAATGAACCTGCATCAGGAGTCGTGGCTAAATCCATTTTCCCACTCGCTCCTCGACTACTGGACTCATTACCAGACATGGCCATGACCCCTAACGAAGGAAATCTATTATACAATGCCACGGTTTGTAAAACTAAAGCATTGTATAAATTACTATCATCAGAACTTAGATCATAACCCCCAACATACGCAACTTCAACGTGTACTCTAGCCGGATTACCAATACTTTTCACAATGGAATCTTGATTGATCACTAAAATTTTATTATAACGCAGCCCATAATCTACATCGACTGCCAATTCATCACTTAAAGTTAAATCTGTTAAACTACCACCGAAAGGATTATCCACAAACCGGACAGATGTAATCGAAGATACAGGTAAAACTTTTAGATTGATGAGCGTGTCTTGTTCGTAATACCGATCTACATACGTTTGTTCGATTACAGATCTATTTAAATAAGCTTCTACCATCGCTAATGCGGATGATGCCGCCGCAGAGACTCGTAAATCCAAATCAAGACTCGATGACGACAATTGCAAAATGACAGACGCATTAGCAATGACAGGAGTTAAAAATGTGATGATGTCGGCTTGGTTCATTTCGAACTAGACACTTTCCGCTTAGAAAGCTTCGGCGTGATTGCCGAGGTATTTAAATCAGCATCCCCTGAAGCTTCTACCACAGGTTCATCACCACCAGCCACCACTTCAGATGCCACTTCAGATGCCACTTCGGCAACCGATTCTGATTCTGCAACTAAAGTAGATTCCTTCAAATTGGTCAATTCCTTGACGATGTAACCGCCAGTAGGTACTGCGGCGACGGGGGTTAGATCGTGCCCAAATCGTTTTACCCATGCTTCACACTCAGTAGACACATAAATGCCTTGTGGAAGTTCAAGGTTATTAACCGAGTCAATCAAAAATCTGGCACACCTGTAAAAAGCCATACACACCTCACAAAAACAAAGGTGGAATGGCTTCCACCATTGTTTATGAACTTGATGAATTAAGACGCAGCGGTTTTAATCACCACACCCGTTTCGGGCAGCGCATACTGCATACCCTCACGCTGGAGAACCCGCAAGAAAGTCTTATCCTGTGCAAAGCCCACATGCTCACTTCGCGCAATAGTCATCTGCTGACGATCACCAATATAGTAATGTTGCAGATTACCGAAAAACATGAAGGGAGACGCCGCAGCAGTTTCCGTGACAGCGGGCATCAGATCACATAAGGTGTACGGATACCCCCAAATCGTACCGGGCTGACCATCAGCGGTAGGTTGCGCCCAGATATAATTGCCGGTAGTATCTTTCAGCTTACGCAACACGTTCAAAATGGTGCGATGGAAATAGAACTGAGCACCATCCGCCATAATAGCCGGAAGGCTGGCCGTCACATCGGATAGATGGTCCGCCGTGATGTCAGTAAAATGAGTCTTAGTAGATTCCAAGGTATAGGTACGCACCCCGGCATCATACAACACCCCATTGAACGGGTCACCTGCACCCATGTTGCCCACAAACACGATGCGATCTTCTTCCTTCGCAATCGCTTGGCCAAACAGCAAGGACAGAAGATTCGCAATGGCGATAGTTTCATCGGCCAAGAGTTCATTCGTCATCGGTACTAACGCAGCCATCTTCTTGATGGACATACGGAAGTCACCAAAAGACGGCTTCGTCGGATCAATGGTTTGACCTTCACCCACCCAATAGACCTGAACACCACCCGTCAAACGCGGCATGATCAGTTCAGTGCCTTTCATCGGAATTACAGTACAGCGTTGGCGGGCGATGCCGTACTTCTGAATCACCGAAATCAGAGTGTTCCGATATTCCGGTTGAATCAAATAACCACCATCAGGATCAATAGATTCGGTCATGGTCTTGGCGCGAGCATCATCCTTAACAAAAATGCTGCGAACCATGCTCACGAATTCCTTAGCTTGCTTCACATCAGTGAAGCCCGTCGCTTCAGGATACGTCGCTAAAGTCGCCGTCACGCCCAACTCAGCAACCGACTTTTCTAAAGCCGCCAACCGATCACTCAACGCCTTAACCAGTTCATCTTGGCCATTGAACTTCGCCAAAGCGGTCTTCACCGACTCCGAAAAAGCAGTCAGTTGAGATTTGATTTCGTCTACAGTTGCACCACTCATGAAAATGTCCTCGCAAATTAACTTAAAATCTGAAAACCAATTAAACCACAACCTGAGAAATTTCAGTACGTAACTGATCTAACAATTCCTTTAAGGATTTGTCAGGAGCCACGGCTTCAGGGGGATTAGATTCTTTAGCAGGTTCCAACGCTTGAATGGTTTGATGCAATTCTTCAATTAATCGCACCACCACTTGTAGCCTGACTTTCATATTGATTTCGAATTCTTTCAACTGAAATCCAAAATCACCTAACTTCGAGTCAATTAGCTCGTAAATCTTTGCATCTGGTTCTGCGCTGGAAGGAGTTTCAACGGATGTAGGTTCAGCAGAACTCGACTCTTGCTCCTTCAAAATTCCATGAAGTTCAATCTGTTCCAATTGAGCATCCGTATACGTCACGTCTTTCGCCGGAGCTTCCAACCCACAATCCTGATAATGAGATTTTAAATGCTCATAAATCTCATCACGATCAGCACAATCGGTTTGTTTCAACAGACTCGCCATGGCAGAAAACATACCTTGCTTCGAAACATACAGTTTTCCATCCTGTACGGCATGATGCAAGAATTTATACGCCATAAACGTATCTGCTTTAGCCACATTAAACCAAGCAAAAGCTTTCGAAAAGCTTAACCAGTCAATCGTTTCCTTTTCGCCGGACCCATCAGAACTACAAGCAATGGCTAATGAACTGATGTCATAATCCAACGGAATACTCTCACTCCCTTCCGGCAAAAATTCCCCCTTTTCATACGGAACCACTGGAGAAACTTCCACCTCACAAGATTGCTTCATCAAACCATCTAAAGCTTTGGACAGCACTTCGGCTTCATGCTTGATCCGATCTGTAAACATCCTCAGCACAACATCATTACCACCCTTGGTCTTAAATTCTTTCCCTACTTCATCAATTCCCCGCATGATCAATGCTTGAGGATTCGCCGGAACCGAAACTGCACTGACTTCTAACAATTCCCATTGCGGAATAATACCATAAGGACGATTTTCGTATTGGGTTAAATCAATCGTCCGAACCGAACCATCAGGCAGGGTCACGTCAATCGAAGTTACGGATTCATCTAACGCATACGTCGGAACATAAACCTTAACCAAAAATCCGACTGAAAAAGCATTCATGAACCCTTTGGTATACAACAATTCATAGCGTTTGGATTCTTCATCAGGTCCGAATTCAAAATCCATGATGACCGTAGAATCAGTTACCAATACACGCAAGATTTTACCAATTGGCGTACTACGATACTGATGTCCCGGCAATAAGACCGGATTTTTCATGAAATTGTCAATCATGACCCCTTTAGGTAATAAAATTTCCCTATCACGATCTAAAGCATCCGTAGAGGCCACTGCCGTATAAACTTTACTATCCCCTTCACTCTTAACAGCAGTAGAATCAGCCTGTTTAAACTGAAAAGTAACCACTCGTCCTCTCATAACGCC